TCTTATCGAGAATATCGTCAACGGGAAAAAGTACATAGGCCGCAAGTTCCTGACTAAAGCAGGATACAAAACGGTCAATAAAAAGCGAAAGAAGATCCGCGTAGAGTCCGATTGGGCTGACTACTACGGATCTTCTCCTGCCTTGGCTAGAGATATTGAACTCTACGGCAAGGAATGCTTCACGCGTACTATCTTGCGATTGTGCAAGGCACGTGGTGAATGTAACTATTTCGAAACTAAATACATATTTGATGTGGATGCAGTCTTAGATGGAAACTACTATAACTCGTGGGTTTCCTGCAAAGTTCAAGCAAGTCACGTAAAGGCATTACAGTTTAATACCCAGGAGACAACATGAAGTGACTAAGGTACTAGAACACAAGCATCTGATTGTCAGAGCAGAAATAAGCAATCCTCCATATAGTCCATGTGAAATTAAACAGTGGATGACAAATTTGGTTGACAAAATCGGTATGAATATACTGATAGGTCCATACGCTGTATACTCTGACATGAAAGGTAATGCCGGATTAACGGCTGTTACTATTATCGAAACAAGTCATATTGCTCTCCATGTATGGGATGAAGTCACTCCGGCTCTTATGCAACTAGATGTCTATACATGTAGTACCATGGATATCAATGATGTCTTTGATTCCATTAAAGAATGGGAACCATCAAAGATCGAGTATAAGTACATTGACAGAGAGCACGATCTCACTTTGTTGGGGCAAAGCGTACTTTAAAAGATGTACATTATATCTATTTGGTGTTATAGTAAATCTATAATCAACTAGTGAGGTGCACATAGGAGAATACATGTCAATTAAACCAATCATCTATACAAAAGACGACTGTCCGTATTGCATTAGTGCAAAACGACTATTAGAAGAAAAAGGTAAGGAATATATTGAAACTAATGTCGGTCGCGATATTAGACGTGACGACTTTATTTCTTTGTTTCCTAACGTGAAAACAGTACCACATATTATTATTAATGGAGAACAAATCGGTGGATTCGACAAACTTACAGAATGGCTTGACACTCCTGCAGGAAGAGGATTCCTGGCGGAATGAGTTCCTCAAGTCTAATTTACAGACTGCTATTTTAAACGTTGCCTTCATCAAGAAGGATGGCACACAACGTCAGATGCGTTGCACACTACGAGCAGATCTTCTTCCCTCTCAGACAGATCTAGAGGAAGCGCTTCAGAAGAAGACTCCAAACCCAGATGTTTTAGCGGTATGGGATCTAGAAGCTGATGGATGGCGGTCATTTCGTTATGACTCAATCATTGGATTTAATCTAGAATCGTAATTGATATCGGAGATAATAATGAACAACCAAGAACTAATTGAATTGAATGAACTGAATAAAGAGTCTAATGGTGGAACAGAACTCACCACGCGTGGTATATACAAACACCTGACACGAGAAGAGCTTGACGGCCTTCAGATAATCACATCACGTGTGCGCGACTTAAATTCAGATAAAATCAAGATCTATCATCTTCATGATCTTGCTGGTGACCCAGAGTCTTCACACCTAGAAGATAACAACAGTCGAGCACGTTTCGACAAGCTTGTTTTTGTTTCCAATTGGCAGTATCAGCAATACCGTGACTATCTTGGTGTACCATATAGTCATCAGTCGACAGTTATTGAAAATGGCATCGATCCAATTCCGTTGATTGACAAGCCCAAGGATAAGATTCGCCTGATTTATACATCGACACCACATCGTGGTCTTGAGATCTTAGTTCCGGTCTTCATTGCCCTCGCCGAGAAATATCCTAATATTGAACTTGATGTATTCTCTTCGTTTGGCATCTATGGCAGCAACTGGGAAGGTCGTGATCGCCAGTACGAACCATTGTTCCAAGCATGCCGTGATCATCCACAGATCAACTACCATGGTTGGGCAGATCAGGAAACCGTTCGTGCAGCATACCAACAGGCTCATATCTTTGCGTATCCTTCGATCTGGCCAGAAACATCGTGCCGCTGTCTGATCGAGGCGATGTCTGCTGGATGCCTTGCCGTCCATCCTAACTTTGGTGCACTGCCTGATACATCAGGTGGACTGACGGTCCAGTATGATGGTGATCATATCGATATGAATCTCCACGCAAACATCTTTGCTCACACACTGATGTACGCTATTGAGAATGTGCAGAACAACGATCTGACCAATCTCCTTGGATTTATCAAGACATATGCTGATACTCGGTTCTCTTGGGATTCCATCATGCCTAAGTGGAAGGGTCTGATTGCATCTTTGAAGGAGCAAAAGAACTCTGAACGAAAATAGTTGTGTACAAATTATCAAAAGCATGGTACGTTGAATATATCAACTGCTAAGGAATAACCTCACATGGCTCGTATAGCTATCAAGATCAAGGCAAAACCAAAGACCAAGTCACGTGCCGTCATCAAGTCTTTTGATGAGAAGCATTACGGTTCAGAGCCTATCGTTGTCACCGCCGACCCTGCAAAGTACGGCGATGCTCTGAACTGGTACAACTACATGCATGATAATGATCAGGCACGTGAGTGGCTGCTCGAGTACATGAAGAATGCTGACTTCAAGCGTGAACAGATCGCTGCTGTCCGCCGTTGCCCCAAGTACAAAGTCATAACCACAATCGGTTGGCAGGCACGTATCATGATGAATGGTAACGTGCTTGCTGCCTCTTCAATGGCTTTCTTCAACGAACGACTCAATGAACTGTACGTCATCGGTGGAGACATCAGGGAAGAAACTGCCAACGTTGCAGCCAAGCCGGTTGTCGACATCCAGGCACGGATCCGTGCACGTACAAATACGTTGATCACGATGATTGAGGAGCAGCTTGATGGTGTCATGAATGGTGGCACCTTCGATATCTATAGCTTCATGCAGAAGCATGAGGTTACTCCTCAGATCGCCGGTTACATCCGTGACTACTACCTTCCTATGAAGGAGGAAGCAGATCTTGATGACGAGCAGGTCAATGAAGCATATGGCAAGAAGCTCAAGTTCTGGCGTACCTTCTACTCTGCTCTTATTGCAGACTGTGACAAGTTCATAAATAATAGGAAGGCTGTCAAGCTTCGCAAGCCGCGTGAAAAGAAAGTCAAGTCGGCTGTTGATGTTGTCAAGGCTCTCAAGTACCAGAAGGAAGAACCTTCACTGCGGATTGTTTCAGTCCATCCGACTGAGGTTGTAGGATGTAACCAACTATGGGTATACAACACAAAGTACAAGAAGCTGACCCAGTACATCTCGATGAGTCCTCAGGGTATTCAAGTGAAGGGAACGACTCTAATTGGTTGGGATACCGAATTGAGCGTATCGAAGTCTCTCAGGAAACCAGAGATTACAATCCCAGAACTCTTGAAGGTTGGCAAGGTGGCTATCAGGTCATTCATGCCAGAACTGAAGACGGCCGCTTCTGCACCGAACGGCCGGCTGAACGAACAAACCATTCTACTAAGGGTAATTAAGTGACGGGTAATGTAATACAATTTCCTAAAAACAAACTCAATACACCGCCACAATCTGTAGAGGAGATGGTTGCAGATATCGATCGCATGAGACGTGAAGCTGCCGATGTCATGGCTACTGACATGATACCACAACTGATCAGCATCTTCATGTCTAACGGTATTGATGCAGATCAACACGAGTACATCAAAGATGTCTCGATGATTGTGGAAGCTACTAAGTCTCTGTTGTATAAATACTACAACATTGACCATCCATTGCACAAGATGATTGATACGTTATTCGAATTTAGCTACAATGACGATGATACCGTAGAATACTCCTATTCTATGCCAACTGAAACGGAGGAAGAGTGAAAGCTCTTTAATTTGGTGTAAATCAACTATAATATAAATAAACTATTATAGTAGGAGGATACCAAGTTGCAATACTTTGTTTATGTTATTGGACCATTAGACGATATGTATCCTTATTATGAAAGTTATGTCGGTGTTACTAATAATCCAAAAGGAAGATGGTTAGCGCATAGTAAATCAAAATACACCATTGGCCAAACGATAAGACAAATGTCGTTTTCATATAAAAATAATATGAAAATTATTTTCATGGGTTCTGAGTCTGAGTGTTTTTTATTAGAAACTGAGCTTAGACCGCGCCCATATATCGGTTTAAATGAGGCGGCCGGTGGTTCTGGTGGATATACTAAATATACTGAACAAAGAAACAAAATCATATCAGAAAAATTAAAAGGCCGCGTTATTTCTTGGTCTGATAAAATTAGTAAAACAAAAAAACTTAATGGCGCATGCTCCGGATTAAAAAATCCAAATGCTAAAAAATGGAAATTAATAAATCCTCTTGGAGAGGAAATTGATGTTACTGGTAAACTTGATAATGTTTGCCGTGAAAATAAGATACTATCTACTACATTGAGAAAAAATATTGGGCAAAAAATACCGCCTTTGACTACTAATGGGCACGGTGGATTTAGAGTAACTAGCAACAATATTGCTGCAAGACACAACACCAGCGGTTGGATGCTCTGTTTTTATAATGAAGGAGAATGACTATTATTATTGTTGACCTTTCGCAAGTAATGATTTCCAATTTGATGATGCAACTTGGGAACCACACAAATACAGAAGTCGAGGAAGAACTTCTTCGCCATATGATCCTTAACTCTATTCGTTCATATAACATGAAGTTTAAAAACGAGTACGGCGAGATGATCATCGCATGCGATGACCGTAACTTCTGGCGGCGTGACATCTTTCCATACTACAAAGCCAACCGTAAGAAGTCGCGTGAAAAGTCCGAACTCAACTGGACTCAGATCTTCGATTCACTCCATAAGATCCGCGACGAACTCAAGGTATTCTTCCCCTATCGTGTCATTCAAGTTAACGGTGCAGAAGCCGACGATGTCATCGGTGCACTCGTTATGAAGCACGGTGATACCAATGAGAAGATCCTGGTACTCTCCGGTGACAAGGACTTCGTCCAGCTGCAGCGTTACAACAACGTCACGCAGTTCGATCCGGTACAGAAGAAGTACCGCACCACCAACGATCCTGATCGGTTCATCAAGGAACACATCATGCGTGGTGATATCGGTGATGGTATACCTAATTTCCTGTCGACTGACAACTGTCTGGTTGTAGGTGAACGGCAGAAGCCCGTGTCCAGTAAGAAGGTGGATACATGGGTCAATCAGAAACCAGAAGAATTTTGCGACGAGCGTATGCTACGTGGATACCGTCGCAACCAACAGCTTGTAGACCTGACATTCATTCCTCAGAATATCCAAGAGGATATCCTTTCTGAGTATGAAGCACAGGCAGGCAAGGATCGTAAAAACCTGTTCAACTACTTCATTGAAAAGAAGTTAAAGAACCTAATCGAAAGCATCAATGAGTTTTAATATGGCAACACTAGCTATTTCACAAATCATCGAGAACGCAGGAAAGCTTACAACACCTGTTGAGAAAGCACAATACCTGCGTGATCACAATAGCGATACCCTTCGTTATATCCTAGAACTTGCATTCTATCCAGGTGTCAAGTGGGAACTACCAGAGGGTGCACCTCCATACAAGCCTACTGCATACCTTGATCAGGAAGGTCGATTGTATCAGGAAGCTCGAACTCTCTCAATGTATCTTCTTGGTAATAACCCAGAGCTTGGCAAGGTCAAGCGTGAGATGTTATTCATTGGACTTCTTGAGACGATGTATCCTAAGGATGCACAACTACTCATTGCT